GTATTACCTCTGCCAGAACCAGCTTTAATTCTTGCAAGGTTGTCTTTCCATCCTTGATCTGTCTTCGACAATAAGCTACCAGTGCTTGACACAATTTTTGGAAAAGTTAAAACTTTAATACAATTATGTTTCTTAAGATAGTCTTGCAACTCATCTGCTTTACAATCAATTTCATACTCATCACCTTCTTCTAAAGGCTTTACTGTATATCTAGGCAACTTGATATCCTTTCCACCAATCAGGCGCTGGTCTTCCCCAATCCCATTTCGCAAATGGTTTTGCTTTATGATAATAGTTTCTATATGCTTGAACAGCATCTCCGGGAACCATGCAATCAGGATAATGAGTCATGGCTTGTACGAATTCGGTAAGACCTATATCTGGTATATTTATAGGAGGAGCAGCCAATATCGGACCAAGTTTCTTAAAAGTTATGTGATCTTTATTTCTTCGAAACTTAAATTCTCTGGCCATTTCTACAAAGTGAGCGTAGTGCCAGTTGTAGTTTGCCAAACTTGCTGCTGTCCATGTCGTACATGGATGATACTTGTGCACTGCAAGATAATACAACTCATCGCGTATATCACCAAAAGAATAATATGTTTGCATTGTTTTACCTGACTTTGATCTACGTTTTTCTGGTGTACCATCAAGCATACGATGCACAGTACTTAACATTTGTGCAGATTCAATAATCATTTTAGGAACATGCTTGTCACAAAGCATTTGAGCCGCAACGTGTGGATCTTTATCTAGTATAAAAATATTCATATTTCACCTTTAAATAATATAATTGTATCATAATTTTTATAATTTGTAAACAAATATTTTTTCAATTGATTTGAATTTAATCTTGTAATAATTTTGGAAATGCTTCTTCTACAACAGGTTTTGATATTCCAGGGATCTTCTTCTTATTAATCATATTAATAACAAGCTTGGCATCTTCTGGATGTACACCTTCTAGTATTCCAATGAATATGTTTTCTCTTTTATATTTTGGCATCTTATCGCCCGGTCCACCTTTTACAAAATATTTAAACTGGCCATTTTGTTTAGTTAAGTTAGTAGGATGCATATGAGCCGGTGATGGTGTATAAGGTGGTTCGCCTTCTGGTAGATTCCATTTTATAGTCGTATCCATGGAACCTCTTATGATATCTTTTAAAGCCCATGTCTCGTTTTCTTTTAAGACACGAACTTTATCATTTTTATTTCTTTGCTTAGCCATTTCCTCTAAGACTTCAAAAACATACTGTTTCATTAAATAAACTCCTGTACACTTTTAATCAATTCATTACAACGTTTGGCAACTAAGTAAGGAAACACTTTACCTTTCTTGCTGTGTAACGATGCTGGATCTTGGTCCATAAAGTTATTTATAATTTGCTTTCTTAGATCTTCTGGAGTTTCAGTAAGATCAATTAGTTTCTTATTTCGGCAATAGTTACGATACCAAGACGCTGCATAAAGTAATTCACCTTCTTCAAGATCTTGTATAATATTATCTATCTTCTTTTGAGTGATTGGTGTTTGCCTAAACCCTTCGACAAATACGTTATCATCAGATAATATGTTTGGTACACCATCACCCTTATCACCTTTAATAATATGAGTTTGTAAGTATACTCTTGGATTTTCTTCTATCAATTCTTTTTTAAGAAGTGGTGAGTATTGTCTTACGAAGTTATACTTTTGTAGTTGCAAAAAATCTCTATCAGAAGATACAATCATAATTTTTTCGTGATTGTAATCTCTGTTTGGATCCGGATTCATGGTAACTATTGTGCCGATAATGTCATCGGCTTCACAACCATCAATACGAATTACTTTATATGGAAAGTTTTCTGCAATCTCTTCACGTACTTCGTTAAGTATTCTAAAAGCTTCACCCCAATTAAAAGATGATTCTTTCTGTGTTTTCTTTCTACTTGCTTTGTATTGCGGAAAAGCTGTCTTGCGCCAGTTATTTGACGCATCGACAGCAAGAACTAATTCGCCATACTCTTCTTTGTATCTTGTGCGATACATTCTAAGGGAGTTGAGAATCATATGACGAATCAGTTGTTCATCAAACGTTTTATTAATTATTATACTCGCTAGAGCAATACCACTGTAATCTACAATAATCATGAGTATTCGCTCCATGTTGGATCTGGATATGGAATCCTTACACGCTCTTTACCTATGTTACTTAGATTATGTCTCCTCCAAATATATACATCCCATAGTGTGGCTTTACTTATACCGCCTTTAGGGTTACCACCATAGACAAAACCATCGATAGGCTTTCTGCCTTTTTTCTCAACTCTAAATTTATCTTTAGTTGACGAGTTTACGTTTCTTACGATGGCTTTTACCATTTCATATTCTTGCATATCATTTGAGTTACAAGGGTTGAACCTACCAACCCATGACTTACTGCGATTCTTACAGACTTTTTCTGTATTGATATGATCGTATCTACCTACAAATATTCCCATTATGCAACCTCCTCAAAACCTAACGGCATACACTTAAATATCTTGCCTTCAGCAAGAAACTCATCTCCAACCATTGAGCTTCTAAGACCAGAACCGTCAAAATTATGGTAAAGAACTTTAACATTATCGTTAGCATCATCGCCAATCTTTTTTGACCATGAACCTGAAATGTTTTGAGTCCATCTAAAAGCATATTCTAAAGCTTCATAGACGTCTTTACATGGAGCACTAACCTCTGCTGCTGCATAAGGTGTACCACTACCTGTATATGTAACTTGAACTGATATCATTATTTAGCCTCCTGATCTGGAGTTTCAAGTACGGCCACATACTCTTGTCTTTCTGGCCTTTCGAATCTAGCCAGCTCCATTAGAGCATCTTTCTCGTTGATAAAACCGCTGGCTGCAACCAGACTACCATTTTTGAAAACATTAATATAATACATATAAGACTCCCTTAATTTTTTATTTTATAGTATTATTATACACTAAAAATAAGGGAATGTACACAGTTTTGTTGTTAACATGTTAACTGTATTTTTTCCAAAGTTTATGAAGCACATAAAACCAAAAACCATTTATAGTCGGCTCTATCAAAGCCACGGCACCAGCTTCCCATATACTTGCCCCAGTCATCCAATACACTACGTTCATGGCAATAACAATGTGGCCAGCGGTGTATATCAATGCAAGTAATAGACTATCAAAATTCATTAACTTTTTAATCCAGTTTATTTTTGGTTTCGAAGAGACAGCAGCGTTCCATTCTGGACTCTGTCTTAACTTCCACAGCATCCAGTCATAGTACCTTTCTGGCTCAGGGCCAGGGTCTGGTAATTCAATGTGTTGTCCCGTTCCTGTCATGTCTTGTGTATATTTATTCATAAAGACTCCTAATAAAATTTTGCAACGTCATTATTTAAGTAGCCAAGTACTGCAGCTAAAATTAAAAAACCCCATACGATACTATTGATAGTAATAAAGTGTCTAAAGTTGTTAGGAAGTTTCATTTATAAAATCCGTTGCCATTGGAAATATTTTAGATATCGCTTGTGCGCATGCAACTGCAACGTCGCTACATTCTTTCTGTGTTCCATTTGCTGATCGAAGTTCAATAAAATGAATCCAGCTTCTTATTGTTCCATTCATATATAATCTTGATTTTGTTAATCCTTCTGGTAAGACCGCTCTTGCAACCTCTTTAGCAATTCCTTTTTCGATAGCGTTTTTATAAACTTGTTGGCAGACTTCGATAACTTTATTTTGTTCTTGCTGCCACTTATCTTGGATAGACCTATCACTAATTTCGATACTATTTTGTCTATTCTTTGTATCTTGCATTCTCGCTTCTCGTGTGACAAATTCTAACTCCTCTACTGGATTTGCATATCTTTGACTAAACTCTTGAAAACTAAAACTTCGATGTCTTAATATCTGCCTTGCAATATCTCTTGTAGTATTGATCTCAATGCAAGCGCTAACCATTTCAAATGGTGACCAATGTTTATGTTTTATAAGATAATTTAGTAGTTTATCTGCTGTTTTAGTGTTACTTTGATTTGATGGATTAGAAACTCTTGCACAAAAAGCTACAAGATCTTGACAGTTTAACGGCATATTATTACCGTATGTAGTAAACTCAGATGGTTTGCTGTAACTAATTAGTTTTGCTATCATTTTGACGTTCCAATTGTTCTAATAAACTTCGATATTCTCTTATTACCATTAAACACTTTGGTATATCACCTCGATAGTTGATCCAAAATGGTTTAAATTCTTTCTCATATGTTCTACCGTCTGCTTGCATCAAGTTTTCAGATAGTTCTTCTTCTAGTTCATTTAGCTTTTTTATGTCATAAAACATTATAGTTTGAAA